ACTAGACTCGAAAACTTCACACAGCAAACCCGAGAAAAGTCTCGGGAGAGCTCCCTTCCGGATCTTCTTAAATCCAGTTGGGCAGGTGAACTGACCGGTGGAGAGTCCTATTACTAGGGCATCACCTAAGGTCTGTAAGGATACGGTTAGGAACCCGTATCCTTCGTTTTCGAACCTTTGCTCAATCGTTGATAAATCACGATTGAGGCCTTCCACATCAGGATTAAGCCTCTTAATATCTTCATAGAGGCCTCCTAAGAGAGCTATCGGACTTTTCATCGCATCCTCCAGATGGGGGTATGGGATTCCGAGTCCTGCTTTCGTCTCCTGGCATAATTGCCAGTGGCGGCGATATGCCTTTCAGCATATCCCCGGCCGAGGGGGGACTGCATGCGGCGAAGGTTAGGGCAAGAATAGCCACAACCCCACCGTACAGCCCAACTCGAACCAGGAAAGCAACCAAAAGCTCCATTCGATACGTGTCATAGGGTCGCATAACTGCTTCCTTATAGTCTTCTATTGACTGAGATTATCTCGACACTTACGACTGGAACTGAAGGAGCTTTGCCGTTGTAACTTCACTATCATCGCGGAAGTCGGTCAAGGCTTTTGCCAGTGCAACCATGGCTGCATCGGTAAAACCAAAACTGGGCCGCGTGATAGTCAACGATACAGAAGCAGTCTGCTTCTTGACTAGTCCCGAGTAGGGATCAGTCGCGTTGACAGTCTGCGTCATCTGAACGTAGTGTTTGTCACCACCGCCCTTAAGGCGCTGATGATTGATGATAACGGAATAACCGTTGCCACCAGTATCCACACGCTCAGAACCATACCCGTCTTGCTTCACAATAGTGAAGACAAGCGCGGGAGTGGGTGCCGCAGCTGCGATAGTTACGGGATCGGGAAGCATAGACGTCTCCTTGGTAATAAATGGTGAAGTAGAGAGGGATTCCCTACCTCTTAAAATTGGCACGTTGAGCGATTAACGCGCCAAGGATGGACTTCTGGTACACCGTCAATGACGTTGGCACAGAAGTAAGCTTCACATCAAGGATAGTCGAGACATCGCTTCGAGTTTTACACTTGAAGTCGAAAACTGAGGTATGGTTGTTCTCTACAAAGGTTGTAGTAGTACTTCCAGTACCATTATCAGCTCTCGAGTCTCGTACTATAGTGGACTTCGATTTACGTTCGGTCAGCAGACGTCCCGTTGAAGTACAGGATATCATGCCCCAATTGATTAGAGTGCGGTCCCTGTGAATATTGTCGATTAACTCGACATAGTTCCCAAGACCCGTAAACCAATCAATAAGCCAAGTCCAAGGGATGAGATTATACACATCCGTAGGACGAGGGACCAAACCGATTCTCTCGGCATAAACATGCCGTTTGAACGCGACGGAATTCACTGGTGGAAAGTCCCAGAGGCAGTTAACAACTAACCGCACCTGGGAAGTTCTTTCTATCCGTGAACCACTGGACACTGTGTGTTCAGTGGACATTCCGTTGTAGTCGAAGCCAGAGACGCCCGATTCGTTCGAAGAGACGATATCTCTTAGCGAACTCAAAGTTGTTGGTTTACCACTCCGACGCATAAGAAAGTTAACCCTCTTACTCGTCTTTGTCGGTAATTCCAACAAGTCTTTCAGGTCTCTGTACAACTGCTTCCAACCGAAATGGTATGATAAATACTCATTCGGGACGTTTCTCGCATTTTCCTTGAGGTTGAAAATAACCTTTCGGGTAGTGGGAGATGACGTCAAGGAACGATAGAGCTTAGATAAGTCCAACAAGGTTTTCTGTGCTTGCACAATAGACCTTGGAACGTCTCTAAGCTCAACTAAGTTACGGAAAAGGGTATAATCGCGCCTAGTAAGCGGGTTTATATCCTTCAACATCGAAATGGCGTGTTTCTGGCACAAAGCCTGACACAGGGCCAATTCGCCGTCTCTTAGTTGGTTGTACGCACCTGTAGACAGCGTAGCACCGGTTGGGGCGTGGGTCTCCTTGGTCATATCGGTCGACCCATATGCACGATTTAGGATTCCTCCTACTTCGCCGCATAAGGGCTGATTAATAGCTGTACCAGTGAGAATCCCCGTCATGATCGTACCAGTCTGGGTAGAACGCGGTGGTGAGCGAAGAGTACCTTTAAACATCTTAAAGGTGCCTTGCTCACTTCCTATGATTCTAGTCCGACTGGTCGTATCCTGGAGACGATCCATAAGCGTTGGTTGAGCAGTGATGCTCCCTGACGCGGGTGGATCGACCACACTCCTGTACACGAAATGGGGTGACCAGCAGAACGACACTAACTTATAGTTAGGTGTCTGTTCATAAGCTGTTAACCACTTTTCCCGTCGATAAGTTCTCTGTTGAAGAACAGAGATCGAACCGCGGTATCGTGTACGGTTGTGCGGCGTAATTGGCCGAGGAGATACCTTATATTGATAGGTCGGATCTACCGCAAAAGCGAAAGATTTAACCATCGATATAGGCATCAACTTGAACAAGAACGACTCCAGACCGGAGCTATTTTTGATAAGCGTATCATAGCGATACTCATATAATTTATGAGGATCATATCCTTCTGGAAGTCCACGAGT